ATGAATGGATCAAAAAACCTGGTTTTGGAATTGCTTCTGTAGATAAAATCTTAAAATCAATAGAAGAGCATAAACACACGACACTTGATGCCTTTATATCTGCTATTGGTATTCCTTTAATTGGGCGAGCAGTAGCTAAAGATTTAATTAATTATTTTGAAACTTATGAAGATTTTCGTAACGCAGTTGATGATAAAGATTATCATTTCTATAATCTAAATAATTTTGGTGAAGAAATGGATAATAGTATTAAAAGTTTTAATTATACTGAAGCCGATAGAATTTCTAAATTTTTAATTTTTGAAACTCCTATTGTGAACAATAATAAAATAAATGATAATCTTACAGGAAAAACTATTGTCATTACAGGAAAACTTACAAATTTTAAAAATAGAGCAGAATTAAAATCAATTATTGAGGCGCATGGCGGCAAGGTGGTTGATTTAATTTCAGCAAAAACTGATATTCTTATTAACAATGATGTAAACAGCACATCTTCTAAAAACAAAGCTGCACAAGCCCGCAATATCCCAATCATTTCAGAACTAGATTTTATACAGCAATATATTGAAAATTAAGAAAATTTTTTATATAATATATAATGTAAGCAAGAGAGATAAAAAATATAAATAAATATTTTTCTTGACTTCATAAAAAATTTTTGATATAATATAATTATAAAAGATGATCTCATCTAAAAATAATAAATTAATTTAAACACAAGGAGAAAAAAATTATGTTGAAAGAAAATAGTAAAATTGTTTATGATTTTGTAAAGGCTCATGATGGTGAAGATTTCACAGCACAGGATATTGCAGATGCAACTGGACTTTCTGTTCGTTCTGTTAATGGTATTGTAACTTCTGCATTCCAGAGACATAAGGATGCAGATAAGAATGAAGTTCCGCTTATGATTCGTGTTCCAGCAGAGATTGAAGATCCTGAAACTGGACTCCATAAGGCAATTAAGTTCATCCAGCTGACGGATGCCGGCCGCGAGTTCGACCCTGACGCCGAAGAGTAATTAAAAATAGAGAGGTCCTGCTTTAGTGGACGATTTAGAAATCACTGTCTACTAATAAAATAATTAGTAGACAGTTTTTTATTATTGGAGAAAAATAAAAAATGATATTATGTATATATTGCATGAGTTTTATCTTTATAATGTGTGGATTATTTTTTCTTTATAAAGCTAATCAAATAAGAATCAATAAAAATAAATAGCAATAGACTTATTCATAGAATTTACAAAAATGTATTCATGAACAGGAAATAAAAATAGAAAATCTTCTTGATTTAAATCGTAAGAAAGAAAGATAGTTACAAAAAGAATATATTTAGTATGAACAAAATCTAAAGAAAGCTTTTAATTAGAAAAAATCTAAAGGAAAACAAGAAATTTAGGATTATCTTAATAAATAGAAAGAAATTATTAAAATAAATATTGAAAAAGCAAATAATTAGGCTTAGTAGGAAATTACAAATATTCACACAGATTTAAATAAAATTAGAGAATCAGCACAAAAAGAAAAATAGCAAATACAAAATGATTTAAATAAATTAAAAGCTTCATTAAGTGCGGGAGTTGAAGCGCGTCTCCGCGAGCAATAGAAAAAAGAAAAAATTAATTTCTATAAACTCTCAATTTCTGATGCTGATTTATCTGATGTAAAAATGTTAGAAAATTTAAAAGCATCTTTTCATAAACCTATTGTTTTAAGTAAACTTATATGGACTCAATATTTTCAAAAACAAATGACTTAGCTTTGTGACAGAGTGTTTGGTAAAAAAATAATTTGCGGTATTTATAAAATTACAAATTTAATTACTGAACAATGCTATATTGGACAAAGTGTTAATGTCCAATAGAGAATGAAACAACATTGTAAATGCGGTTTGGGCATTGAAGCTTCTGCTACTAATAAATTATATAACTCTATGCAAAAAGATGGAGTGTGGAATTTTAGCTTTGAATTATTAGAAGAATGTCCTCGTGAATTATTAAATTAGAAAGAAGCTTTTTGGATTGATACATATAGTAGTAATATTTATGGATTAAATACTATGAAAGGAATAAAAACATGATTAAAGTATTTACTTTAAATAAAAATAAAAAAATAGAATTAACAGAAAAAGAATTAAAATAGTTATTAGATCAGGTGTATTGGGAAGGATATAGAGATAATAATAAATCATCTTGGACTTACACAACTCCATTAACTTACCCTTATTATTCAAATATAACGACAACGACAACAGCAGATTCGATTACTTTAGGATCAACTATAAAGGGGAATGAAATAAAAAATGAAATTTGAAAATACAGAAGTTTGGGGTTTTGAGCATGCTCTTAGAGGAATGAGAAATCCTAAAAATAGTTGGAATAAAAGCGATAGTTATTTTAATATTACAGATGATTATGATGAAGGGGTTCTTGATGTAGCTGATGCTTGGGTTTATCAAAATCATCCTGAATGTAATGGGCATGAAGATACTAAAGAATTTTTTGATTTAGAAGATAAATATTGTAATTGGTTAATTAAAGAAGGAGTTTTAAAAGAATCTAAAGATTATCAGTATAGAGATAATGCTTTTATTGGACCTAATGATATGAAACTTGCTCAAACATTGATCAAAGCAGGTCCAGAACATCGTAAATTTTTACGACAAATTTTTGTGTCAGTTGATATTACAGCGCCACTGTATTGGTGGAAAGAATTCGATACCTACAAAATTGGAACAACCGCCAATAGTACATCAACAATGCATAAATTAACAAGTAAACCTATTACTCTTGATTGTTTTGAAATAGATGATATGAATTCTGATTTAATATATTACAGTATTCCAGAATATGCGGGTGGACCAGCAGAAAATGACATTGGAATGTTATCAGATTTTATGATTGAACAATTAGAATTTCTTCGTCAAAAATATCTTGAAACAAAAGATAAAAGATATTGGAAAGAATTGGTGCGGTGGCTGCCTGAAAGCTGGTTACAAACTAGAACATGGACGGCAAATTATGAAGTCATTAGAACTATTGTTCATCAACGAAAAAATCATAAATTAAATGAATGGAGCGGACAAGATGATCCATCTAAAATGAATTTCATTAAATGGGCGAGAGAGCTTCCATATGCTCAATATTTTATTTTTGATGATGAAAATATTCCTTTTCAATTTGAAAAATAAAAAATAAAATGTTATAATATATTTATAAAATAAAAAATGTATTATAAAAAAAGGAATTTTAATTATGACAAATAAAGAAGCATTTATTAAAATCATTCAGAAAGAAATTTTTGATAACGATGATATTTATATAGAAAATTATGAGCAGGAATTTCCATTGGCCATGGCTTTTTGGGAAGATTTTAAAAATGACAAATTTAAAAGCTCAGAAAAGATGACGGAAAATGGTGCTAAACTTCTTTCTTGGATGCAAGAAAATGTTGATAAAATGTCTAATATTTTTACATCAAAAGAAATGGCAGAAGCACTTTTTACTAGTGGCCGTTCTATTGCAGGATCTATGCGAAAACTAATTAAAGATGGATATGTTGAAAAGACAGGAAAAGATCCCGTTCAGTACTCTTTAACAGAAGCTGGAAAGAGTTATCAATTTGAAAAATAAGAAAAAATTTGTTATAATATAATTAATAAAGTTAAGGAGAAAAATAAATGAAACCGAACGCAAAGTTTATTAACACAGAAAAAATTGAAGGATATGTTTATAGCACAGGTAGTAATTTTAATCAGCTTTCTGAAAGGGTATCTGGAGAAAATTCTAAGAATCCTGGCACTAAATATATTGCAGGAGATCTTGATATTGCAGTAGATGAAGCTGGTTTGAATGTTGTTACAGTTCATTATACTTATGTAACTGCAACATATGCGAGATCTGGTCAGACAAATAATACTTATACCGCACTTAAGAAAATTATTGATAATCCAGATAAGACATGGATTAATGGTGGTAAAGAAAATGCTTTTAAAGTTCAGTGTACTGGAGTTTCTCTCGCGGTAAATGATTTTATCGCGGCAGACGGATCTAAAGTTGCGGCACTGAGAAATGAAAATGGTTTTTGTTCTATCGTAACTGAACTTGGAAAAGAAGATGAAAGAAATACTTTTTCAGCAGATATGCTTATTACAAAAGTAACTCATATTGATGCAGATGAAGAAAAGAACATTCCTGAAGACTTTTCAACAATTAGTGGAGCCATTTTTGGATATGGTCCAGTTATTATCCCTGCATCTTTTACAGTAAGAAATAAAATGGGAATGAGCCATTTTGAAAATTTGGATGCCTCTCCTTCGAATCCTGTATTTACAAAAGTTTGGGGTCATATTAATTGTATGACAATTAAGACTGAAAAGAAAGAAGAGTCTGCATTTGGAGAAGCGGCAGTTCAGACTTATGAGCGTAAAAGTCGAGAGTATGTAGTTACAGGAACTTCTAAAGTGCCTTATGATTTTGGGGATGAAGAGATTCTTACAGTTGCAGATGTGAACAAAATGACACAGGATAGACAAATTATGCTTGCTGAGATTGAAGAAAGATATAATAAGCGTAAGGCTGATAAAGCAGCTGGTGTTAATTTTAATGCTAAAGCAGCTCAGGAAGTGCCTGAAGGAAAGTTTGTATTTTAATAAAAAGGGGAATTAAAATTCCCCTTTTTTATAGAAAGGATAAATTATGGCAGATATTGATATTTTTAGTATTTAGCCCCATCAGGTAAGTCGTAACCTTAGAGGATATTCGGTGTTTTTTTATGGAGAACCAAAATCTGGCAAAACAACAACCGCCGCCAAGTTTGAAAAAAATCTTCTTTTAGCCTTTGAAAAAGGTTACAACGCAATTCCTGGAGTTATGGCGCAGCCAATTAATAATTGGGCAGAATTCAGAAAAGTTCTTAGACAGTTAAAGGATCCAAAAGCAAGAGAAAGATTCTATACAATTACCATTGATACTTGCGACATCGCATATGATTATTGTACAAAATATATTTGTGATAATGCTCTCCGCCCAGATGGTGGATATGGTGTAGATAGTATTAGTGATATTCCCTTTGGTAAATAACTTTGCCACTTATTCTTTGTGAAAAGAATTTGAAACAGTAGAGAAAAAAAACTGGAAAGCTGAAATGCTAATCAGAGGTGAAGGTTTAATTTAAAAGTTAAACCAGCCGCAACGCATAGAACTATTAAACATTTAAGGAGGTCGCGCCGGAATGGGGAGACAAATTATTTTAACTAAAGAACAAGAAGAAAAAATTATTTATAATTATACCATCCTACATTATGGACAAAAAAAATCTGGAGCTTTTATTCCAGTAAGTGATTCTGTTGTAAGACGAGTTTTAAAAAAATATAATATACCTATAAAATCTATTCAAGAAACTAATGTTAATAAATTATGGGTAAAACATGATTATTTTCAAACGCAATCTCCAGATATGGGATATTGGTTGGGTATTTTGGGTAGTGATGGTAGTGTTAATGCAAAAGAAAATCAAATTTATATTGAATTACAAAGACAGGATAGAGAACTTTTAGAAAAACTTAATCTTGCAATCGAAAATGAAAGACCTGTAAAAGATTATGAAACAGGATGTGGGTATAAAAATAGTAAATTATATTTTTATTCCAAACAAATAAAACAAGATTTAGCCAAATATCATATTGTACCTAATAAAACTTATAGCAAAGATTATGGTTTCCCAGAATTGTTAAATCCTAAATATTATAAAGACTATATTAGAGGTTTATTTGATGGAGACGGTTCAATAAAAATGACAGGAAATTCAATTACTTGGCAAGTTGATGTAGGCGCTATTGATATAGCTTATGAAATTCAACGTGTTTTTAAAACCAATCAAATAGATGTAGAAATATCTTTTCTACATAAAAAAAATGTAACCATTTATAGAATTTATGGATATGGGAAAGAAAAATGTCAAAAAATTTATAATTGGTTATATAATACTTCTTCTTCTTTATGGTTAGAAAGAAAAAAGAAAAAATTTGAAGAACTTCTTAAATGATATAAAATTCCACGAGGCTCTACTATCTCCAGCATGGAGATAAAAAGATATGCTGAACTAATACGAATAAAAAGTATTAGAAGTTAAGATAAAAAACTTAACGATAACAAAATTGAAAGGATATACACTTGTAGCAAAAGAATTTGATGAATGTCTTAGATCTATTGTTATGATGGATTATGGTCTTATTCTTATTTCTCATGCTACTGATAAAGTGTTTAAAGATGAAGCCGGAAATGAGTATAATAAAATTGTTCCAACTCTTGATAAAAGAGCAAATAATATTGTTGCTAGAATGGCAGATATTATTGGATACTCAAGAATTGTTACGGATAAAGATGGTAATAATTTAACTAAACTCTTTATGCGCGGCACCCCTCGATATGAAGCTGGTTCAAGATTTAAATATACTCCAGATTATATTGATTTCTCTTATGATAATTTAGTTGCCGCAATTAGTGATGCTATTGATCAGCAAGCTAAAGAAGATGGTAATGAATTCTTTACAGATAAGAAAAATAATCTTTATGAAGATACTACTAAAGACCTTAATTTTGATGAGCTTATGAAAAATTGTAATGCTTTAATTAAGGATATGATTGATAATAATTCTGATGAGATTTTTCAAAATTTCTATCAGCCTCGAATTGTTCAGATTACTGATCATTTCTTAGGTAGAGGTCAAAAAATGAGCCAATGTTCTCGTGAACAGGTTGAAGCCCTTTCTTTGATCTATGATGATCTTCTCTTACTTTCCAAAGAAAGCCCATCAGAATAATTATATATATTTTAAAGGACTTGTCAAAGAAGGAATTTTTTGACAAGTCTTCTTTTTTTTGTTATAATATAAATAGTAAAATATAAGGAGATGTGCAAAATGGCTCATCATTATGTAAAATGCCTATATTGTAATAAACAATTTGATAGAGATGTTGAACCAACAAAACAAGTCTCCTCACGCAGATATGCTCATATAAAATGTTGGGAAGAACATCAAGCTAATATGACTCAAGAAGAAAGAGACATAGAAGCTTTTTATAATTATACTAAAAATTTATTTGGAGAAGATTATAATTATATATTAACTA